AATAACGCTGCGGCATTAGCTGCAAACGATATTTTGCAAATCTTCACAATACCAACAGATACTCTTATTATGGCTGCAGGTTACGAAGTCGAAGCTCTATTGACTGGAGAATCAAACGACACAACATTCAACTTAGGTATCACTACTGCCTCTACAGGCGGTATTGCTGTTGATATTGATGAGTTCGTTGCGGCAATGGACACAGACGCTATGGCGGTTGGTTCCTATGCTACTATGATTCCCGGAGTGTTCCCGAACCTTACTGGTTCTACGGCAACAACTATGGATCTAGAACTTCAAGCTGCTGGTACAGCACCAACAGGTGGTAAAATTCGAGTTTGGATGGTTCTTATGAACATAGACAATCCCGGAAGTTTAGCTGCCAATGAAGTTGATCGTGATCAACTAGCATAACAATACTTAGTGGGGCAGGATTAACTTGCCCCACTTTTTATGACATAGGAGAATAAAAATGGCTGATGCTGTTACAAGTGAAACATTATTAGATGGCCCATCTGATCTTGTTATGAGATTTAGAAATGTTAGTGACGGCTCAGGTGAAGCGGCTGTTGCTAAAGTTGATGCAAGTGCATTAAGCACAGACGCACATGGTAATGCTGTAAGTAGCGTTACTATAGAACGAATATGGTGGAATACTGTAGGTATGTCTGCTGAGTTATTTTGGAATGCTAGTACTAATTTATCTGCTAGAAAAATTAAAATAGACTCAGAAGGATATTCTGATTATAAAAATTTTGGTGGGCTAATAAATAATGCAGGTAGCGGTGTTAATGGTGATGTATTATTAACTACTACAGGACACAGTTCTGGAGATACGTATGACATTATTTTATCAATGAAGAAAATTTACTAGGAGAATAACATGGCAATTACAACAGCAATGTGTACTAGTTTTAAGTCTGAGCTTTTAGGCGGTATACACGACTTAGATACTAATAGTATTAAACTTGCTTTAATTAAAGTCAGTGCATCAGGAACATACGGTGTAGCCACTACTAATTACTCTAATGTAACAGGTGCTAGCGACGAAGCATCAGGAACTAATTATTCAGCAGGTGGACAGGTTTTAGGCAGTGCAGCAATTGCTACAAGTGGTACGACAGCCTTTTTAGATTTTGCAGATGAAGTTTTTGATAATGTAACTATTAGTTGCACAGGATGTATTATATATAATGCAAGTCAATCTAATAAAGCTATATGTGTTATTGATTTTGGTGGTACAGTAACTGCCACAGCAGGTGACTTAACAATTGAATTTCCAGCAGCGGATGCAAGTAACGCTATTGTTCGGATAGCTTAAACTATGGCTATCTATGGTACTAATGATGCCCTCTACGGCACAGGTACTTTTGGATCAGCAGTCTTTGGGTCTTTATCACCTACTAGATCTGTAGCAGGTGTTTCAGCTACCGTATCTGTAACCGCAGTAAATGCTGGTGGTTTTGAAATTGATATATCAGAACGTATATCTACAGGGGTAGTTGGTACAGGTGCAATAGGCTCAGTGGGTCTAGGTAACTCTTCTAGCGTTGCAGGTGTTACTTCTACAGTATCTATAGGTCAGATAACAATTGACAACTTTACGATACTAACTGGAGTTGTAGGTACAGGTGCAATAGGCACTGTAGAACCACAAACTACAGAAGTAATGTCGGGTGTTAGTGCGACAGTGTCTGTAAATACATTTACATCAGTTACAGGTAAAGCAAATCAAACACCTACATCCGTTGTAGGTACAGGCTCAATAGGTACAGTAACTAAAACTGCAGTTGTGTTTGACTTTGCCGCAGTTAAAGATTTGTACAGTAGAAGAAGAACTATACTAATAGATAGAGCAGCTTAATGTCTACATCAGCAGAAAGAACATATTTAGTAGAACAAGAAAATAGAAAAGTTTATATAGAACGACAAAGTACTTCTGCTGAACGTACAGTATATGCAACAGAGGATTAATAAATGAGTTTTACTTGGCCTAATAAAGACCCAGACGAACAATTAGATTATAGCGTAGATTGGTCACGTTTTTTAGGCACTGCTACAATAAATTCTGTTGTATGGTCTATCAAAAGTAATAGCTATACTACTAAAACAGTATTGGCGGCAGGGGAAACACTGGCTGTAGCTTCTAGTGCAGCAAGCTCAGACACTATACAAAATGTTTCTCAAACACAAACTTCAACAGTAGCCACCATTAATATAGGAGGTGGTACTGCGAATGAAATGTATACGTTTTTTTGTAGGATAATAGATACTACAGGCAGCCAAGTAGAACGTACTATAAAGCTACGAGTAAAGGAAAGATAAATGGCATATAACTACATAGGTTTAGTTAATGATGTTAATCATAGATTAAATGAAGTGGAACTTACTTCTGTTAATTTTTCTTCTGCTGTAGGTGAGTATAGTGCCATAAAAGATGCAGTTAATGCATCTATTAGATATATAAATCAACATGAGTATGAGTGGCCTTTTAATCATGTAGATCAAGAAGAAACGTTAACAGCAGGAACAGTAAGATATGCGTTTCCTTCAGACTGTAAAACAATAGACTTTAGTAGCTTTAGAATTAAACGAGATGCTACTTTAGGAAATGCCACAAAAAGATTAAACGTAATTACCTATGAAGAATACCTAGACAAACATGTAGATATAGAGTACAATGACTCAACAACAGCAAGAGCTTTACCAGATTATGTATTTAGAACTCCAAGCTTAGAGTTTGGCTTTGTAGCAGCACCAGATAAAGCATACATAGTTTGTTATGAATATTATAGATTACCTGTAGATTTAATAAGTCATTCAGATGTTCCTGCTATACCTGAACAATTTCGTAATACTATTATAGATGGGGCAATGCATTATGCTTACCTGTTTAGAGGCGAATCCCAAGAAGCATCAATGATGCAACAAAGATTTTTAGATGAAATAAAAAGTATGCGTAGTTTATATATTAATCGTTATGATTATTTACGATCTACTGTAATTACACGTGGGCATACTTCAGTAAGTTCTTTTAGAGTAGGATAACTATGCCTACAAAACGGCAAACATACCCCATTGAGTTTCGTGAAGGTCTTATAACTAATATGAGTCCATTACAACAAGGTATAAACTCTCCCGGATCTGCAAGAGAGTTAAAAAACTTTGAGCCATCTGTTGAGGGTGGTTACAAAAGAATACTTGGGTTTGATAAATACGATTCTAATATAATACCTCCCTACGGTGCTCCTGTAGTTAATGCAGCTAGTCAATCGGGTACAACACTTATACTATCTGCTATACATACTACACCTGTAGCAGGTGATACATTTAGTATAGCAGGTGTCACAGGTGTATACACAATAGCTTCAAGTGGTGTTTCGTATGTTGCAGCTACTAATACAGCAACGTTAACATTAACCACTTCACTGGCTAGTAGTCCAGCTAATGGAGCAGCAATTACTTTTATTAGTACTACTACTGACTACTTGACATTAGGAGTAGGTGTTTTTATAGACAGGATTATAGTAGCTAGAAATAGTGATCTATTTACTACTGCTGGTAGTGGTTATACAAAAATAAACATCCCTAGTTATGGTACTGTTTTGGTAAATGCAGGTAGTCAGTCGGGTGCAACGTTAGCGGTAGACGCATTAACCAGTGCTCCTCAAGCAGGAGATGTATTTACTGTAGCTGGAATAGACAAAGTATATACTGTAACATCTAATGCTACAGTAAGTTCAGGGGGTTCTACACTAGACATAAGTCCTAACTTAGCCAGTAGTCCAGCAGATAATGCCGTAGTTACTTTTATATCAGTAGCTAGAGAAGCTCCTTCTAAAACAAGATTTGCTAGATATAAGTATGCTACGGATGAAAAAATTGCAATAGTAGATGGTACTAATGCTCCTGCACTATGGAACAATGTAACTTTTACAGTGCTTGATGGTGCTCCTGCAGAAACTATTGGAGCTACTTTTGTAACAGACTTTAAAAAACATTTATTTTTTGGCAAAGCAGATAAACTTACTTTTACTGCACCTTATACAGATAACGATTTTACTGCTGCGAGTGGTGCAGGTTCTATTTCAGTAGGTGGTTCAATTACAGGTTTAGTAGTCTTTCGTGATAAATTAATTATATTTACAGAAACTTCTATATATCAATTATCAGGTAATAGCATAAGTGATTTTCAATTAACTCCTGTAACAACAGATGTTGGATGTATAGACACAGATACCATACAAGAATTTGGTGGAGATGTTATGTTCTTAGGCCCAGAAGGTTTAAGATTATTAAGTGGCACAGACAGAATAGGTGATTTTGGACTGGCTGTTGTCAGTAAAAAAATACAAAATCAAATGACTAATTTAATTACTAATAATACTTCTTTTTCTAGTATTCTTATTAGAGGTAAGTCTCAGTATAGAATATTTGGTTACAGTAATAACGTCACAGAAGAATCTGCAGAGGGAGTATTAGGCACACAGTTTTCTGGTCAGGGTGGAGACAACATGGCTTGGGCTGAGACTAGGGGTATAAGAGCATACGTATCGGATAGTAGATTTTACTCTAACGTAGAAACAATTGTATTTGCAAATAATGATGGATACTTATACCAGTTAGAAGAGGGCAATAGCTTTAATAGTAAAAATATACCAACTACATTTGCTACTCCTTTTGTGCCGATAAGCGATCCAAGAACAAGAAAAACTTTTTATAAAGCATTTCTTTATACTGATCCTCAAGGTAGTGTATCGTTTAACATGAGTTTAAAATTAGACTTTGACGAAAAAAATATTATACAACCTACACAAATAGATTTTAATAATGCCACTGGTACGGTTGCTTTTTTTGGATCAGCAACTTTTGGATCAACAGCCGTATACAGCGGAAAACTTTTAAAGTTGTTTGAAACACAGCTTATAGGATCAGGGTTTACTGGATCGTTTCAATTTGAATCGGATAGTACAGACCCACCATTTTCACTCGATGCCATAACTCTAGAGTATGGTACTAACACAAGAAGGTAAAAAACAATGGGAACAGGATATACACGTAACGATAGTAGTAATAATATTGCTGATGGTAATGTTATTAACGCTTCAGATTTTGATGGAGAGTTTAACGCCATTGAATCTGCTATGGGAACAAGTGGTCACACGCATGATGGTACAGCCGCTGAAGGTGGGCCTGTTTTAGTTGTTGGGCCAGCTCAAGATCTTGTTGTTTCTACCTCAGAAGTAAAACCTAAAACGGATAACGCACTTGACTTAGGTACATCTTCTCTACAATTTAAAGATGCGTTCTTTCAAGGTACAATAGATACTGACGGCATAATGACTGCAGCTACGTTTGAACCTGATGGTGATACTGCTGCAGCAGATAATGCAGCTATAGGTTACACAAGTGCAGAAGGTTTAATCTTAACAGGCCAAGGTTCAACTAATGATATTACAATTAAGAATGACGCTGATGCTGATGTTATAACAATCGCTACAGGTACAACAGTTGTAGGCATTCCGGGAAGCCTAGATGTGGAAGGTGCTATTGACGTTAACGGTACTACTAACCTTGATGTCGTGGATATTGACGGTGCAGTTGATATGGCTACTACTTTAGCTGTTGCAGGTAACGTAGACTTTAACGGTGATCTTGACGTAGACGGAACAACTAACTTAGATGTTGTAGACATTGATGGTGCTGTAAACATGGCAACGACTGCCCTCGTAACAGGTGTCCTGACTACAACGGCTGCGACTGTCTTTAACGGTGGCTTTGCTGCTAATGATGGCTCAACAATCTCTACAGCAGATAACACCGACACCCTTTCACTTATATCTACAGACGCAGATGCTGATGTTGCACCAAATTTAGTCCTTTATAGAAACTCAGGAAGCCCTGCCGATGCCGATCAACTAGGAAAAATTAAATTTATAGGACGTAATGATAATAGCCAAGATGTAGTTTATACTGAGTTTGTTAATCAAATAAAAGACGCTAGTGATGGTACTGAAGACGGTAGGTTTGGAATTAACGTAATGACTGCTGGAACTGGGATTGCAAGACTTGATATACTTCCTGCGGAAACAGTATTTAATGAGGGTAGCTATGACGTAGACTTCCGTGTTGAAACAAATAGCAGAGCCAATATGTTGTTTGTGGATGGTGGGAACAATACTGTTGGTATTGGAACAAGTACTGCTCCAGCAGTACTAACAACTGACCCTGAGTCAGGTAACTTTAGTGCTACTTACAACAATTATGATGGTGTTGGTATTTTTATCAGAGGAAACGGAACATCAGGTAATGGTAATTATGGCCCTGCTGTAGCTTTTGGTAGTGCTGATTCAGACACATCAAATCAGGAAAATAAACACTCTGCTATTTCAGTTGTGCAAACAGACAGTGACCCTAATCAAACAGGTTTATCTTTTTGGGTTCATCCTTCTGCTACTAGTACTGATGCTCTTAGTGAAGCCATGAGAATAGCCGCAGACGGCTCACTATCCACCCCAACACTAGGTGACAACAATGTCCGATTCGGTGTCAACGCAGGTAACTCAATAGCATCTGGCGGTAACTACAACGTGTTCGTGGGTGACGAAGCTGGTACTGCAATTACTACTGGTGATGACAATGTTGCAATAGGTTACAACGCTCTTAAAACTGAAGATGCTCACGGTAATAACGTAGCTATTGGTAGCGGTGCGTTAATGACGCTTAATGCAGGAACGCATGGTTACAACGTAGGAGTCGGTGTTGACGCAGGAAATGATCTAACCACAGGCGTCCAAAACACCCTCATCGGTGGACTTGCTGGTGATGCACTAACTGATGCTGATCTTAATGTTGCAGTTGGGATGCAAGCTTTAACAACAGATACTCTTGGTAGCAAATCAGTAGCAATGGGATTCTTTGCACTAGGTTCACAAAACTTTACAACTGCTACAGATACTTTCAATGTGGCAGTGGGTCATTCAGCAGGTGAAGCAATAACCACAGGCATAAACAACACCCTCATAGGTGGTCGAGCAGGGGATTCTTTAACTGACGCTGATCATAATGTAGCTTTTGGGTTTCATGCTTTAAGCACAGATACATTAGGTTCTAGGACTACAGCTATTGGTCAAGGTGCTTTATTTACACAAAACTTCACAACTGCCACAGATAGTTACAACACTGCTGTTGGTTATGCGGCTGGTGTAGCAGTAAC